GTTCTTGAGGGTTGCAGCTTCATCCAATGTCTTACCCTTGACCCACTCTGTGACAAGACTTGAAGAAGCAATTGCCGACCCGCACCCGTATGTCTTAAATTTGGCATCTGTTATAACTCCGTTTTCTACTTTAATTTGTAACCGCATCACATCACCGCATGAAGGGGCTCCGACCATTCCTGTACCTACATCAATGTCATCTTTACTAAAATTGCCCACATTGCGGGGGTTTTCGTAATGATCAATAACTTGCTGTGAATATGACATTATTTAGCCTCTTTACTTAACATTGCTAAAACTTTTGCTTGAATGTTTTTAGCAAATTGTGGTTGAGGGAAGTTCCATCCGACGAATGCACCTAAAAATAAATATAACAAAGTTTCTAACATAATATGTCTCCTGTAACGTATTTAGTCTATTGAATTATCTTCTATTACTATCCAGCCTAATTTGAATAAATCTTCACGGATTTCGTTAGTAACTATACTTTCACTAACATATGCTTTAACTTCATAAAACTCTTGTCTTTGATGATCATCCATATTCTGAAATACTTCATCATCTATTGTTTCATCACTCTGTATACCAGTGCAATACCAATCCATGTAGTCACCTTGTTCACGCATATCAGCAACAATTGCTCCTGCGTGTCTCCAACTAGCACCCCATTTTTTACCAGTTAGTATAGGCCATACATCATTTCTTTGAAACTCATTATTACAAATTGCTGCATATAGGTGTTGAGCATATACATTATCGCTTTTAGTTTTCTCTATGATCCACTCAGTAGAACGCAAGTCATACTCTAAATTATCTTTGCGCCACTCCGGGTCTTGTGCCCGTAATTTATCCTGAATATCATAATCCTCGTAATGCTGTATACTATTAATAGCATCTTCATTCAATGGATCTTCTGCTAATTTTTCTCTATACATTTTAGTACGAAACTCATTTCTTGTCGGGCTTCTGTTCATTAGTCACCTTCTGCTTGCTATAGAAAATATGATTACCAATACGTGCTACTTGTTTATAAGGCCACAAAGGATCAATTGTTGTAGCATGAAAGAACAACGCCGTTTTGGGAACAACATTCTTATACATATCAAAGACCATTACTTCATACGCAACTTTCATTGCTTGTTTAAATTTTGGATTTGATTTACTAGGATCAACTTTATCTTCACAAACCCAACTGAACTGACATACAACATTCTCATTGATAGTTGTTTTTTGATATATAACCTTGCAAGGCGTTTCAGCAAATCCGTGATTAACACGATTCAATACCACTCTGGCAATGGCGGCTTGTCCGGGCATTGCTTCTGCCCCTGCTTCATAATAAATATTTCTTGCCATACATGCTATTTGTTTCATATCAATTTTCTTTAGAGTAGGTAACTCAATAGCAAATTGTGTTGGCGAAGGAACAGCCATGATAGTTAAAAACATCATGGTCATTATTATTAACTTATTTTTTAATGATAATAACATAATTTCCTTTCACTGTAGTATACTACAGTTTTGTCGAATAACCAAATGATTTGGTTATTGTATCCAGCAATCACAGTTACACTTGATAACTTCTTCGATTGCTGCTTGTACTGGTAATGATGCTGGTAACAGCACTCCAGAAGTATATATCGGATTTAGTGATGGCGGGATTAATTTAGTATACGGCGATCCTGCTAAACTTCCCGGTACGATCGGTCCACCACCTTGGGCGCCAAGGCCGCCACCTGCGCCGGGGCCCGCAAAGAATCCTGGTGCAACTACAACACCACCTCCTCCGCCTCCACCTGCTCCGCCTCCTCCTCCGCCGCCACCTGCGCCGGGGGCTGCACCGCCGGGGCCAGTGCCAGTAGTACCAGCTGATCCCGGAGTTGCCCCTCCGCCGGCGCCCGGGCCTCCTGTACCCCCGACACCCGTACCATTATTAACTACTCCGGCTGCCGCGGCACTTATACCGGGTGATCCTATTCCTATATCACCGGTGATAATTGGTATATTGCCCGGAGTGCCAATACCCAATACAGCAGCAACTGCCGGAGACGGTGCACCAAGTATACTTGGCTGTACATTAATAGTATTTTGTGATGGATTAGTAATTGGATTAGTAGGAGTAGTTGTGTTAAACGGATTTGCTGGATTATTTGGACTAACTGCTTGATTAGGATTAGTTTGCACTGGCATTTTAGTTACTAGGAAATTCTTAGTAGCTGGATCAAAATACCCTGCAGGTTCTGTGTTAAACGGGAACGCAGGTGCTGAAGTTAATGTATTTGATGCAGTAGGAGTAACTCCCGGTGGTGTCCATGACAATGTGCCATTTGCTATTAATGCTATTTCTTTTTCCTGGGGAAGAATATCTTCTATTGTGTCATCCGTTGTTATGCCTGCTGCTAATAATCTTGCTTTGTTTCTTTCTGCCCGCATCATTGCAATTATACTTTGTCCAGCATTTTTATCCTGATCTGATATAGCTTCTAATGTTTGTACCGACATGTTTGGTTGTGTTGCCTTGGCATATGTAGGAACCAAATCAGTAAAACTATATATCATAGTTGGATATGGATATAAGCTATCTACTCTTGGTGAAGGTACCAGAGATAATCCTGCATTTCTGGCCCGTTGTTCAATACCCAATTGTGTACCTAAATTATCCCACATATCATTTAACTCTACTGCTTGTCCAGGATGGGTGCTACGTATTATTGCTATTTCTGAATTAGCTTGGTTGATATAATTTTGAACTACTGTATTTAAATTTGGAGACAATGCTGGCGGGGCTTGGATAGTTACTGATAATGTACTAGGGGGTGCCGGTGGGGTAGGACTAGAACCTGAACCATAATATACACTTGATCCGTGCGAACCTAGCAACCCACTAAGTATTTTACCAAACGTAGTAGATCCATCATTTACTGCAGGTATAGTATCAATTGTAGTAATTATTGTAGCGCCAGAACCGCCGTCTATTGTTGCTGTTGGTGCTGCTGCGCCATCTCTTCCATACCCTCCGCCACCATCAAATGATGCTATTCCATTAATAGATTCAATTTGATAATAGTAGTCGTAATAGTCAATACCGGCAGGTGATGCTGATGTAGAATATCCTGGGTAAACTGAAGCGGTTGCTTGCCTCCAAGTAAGTGCTAACCAAAGATTTTGATAGATAGTTGCTAATTTGTTAGATTGCAATCCAATTATTGCTGGTTGTATTTGTGCCCATGGATAAGGTAATCCAGACATACACCCAAAGAAATCTGATAAGGTGTATGTGTTATACGGACCACTACCTAATGCTATTAACTTAAGTGCCTTTGCAGCTTCGGTGACATCAGCAGGAACATCAGTGCCATTAACTAAATTTAATCCCCTAGTAGTTTCTAGTGTTGCTGCTACTTGTGCAAATTTTTCAATTGGAATATTTCGTATGTTCTTTACCTGTTGCATAGTCGCACTGAATGCTCCTGCAGCCGTTGCTAAATCATTAGGTAATATACCATCAAGATATGACCCAAACCCCTCTGGCATTATCTGTAAATTAACTTGTACGGGACTAGATGATATTACTGCCGCGGCTGCAATATCAGCAGGTTGTACTGTATTAAGCAACGGAGTTGAAAGTGATTGACTGGCATTTATTGCAACTTGATTAGATATCGCAGATTGTAATGTTGCTGCTGCAATTGCTTGTACTTGTACAGTCGCTTCCATTGCCGGAGAAATATTTTGTAGTATTGTTGCTGCTTCCGGAGAAGAAATATTAGGAACATTATTCAAAGATGTTCCATTAATAGCTACTGCACCAGCTAAACTACTTAATCCCACCCCATCGGCTGTTGCACTGCCGCCCACTGGGCCCGAACTCATGACAGGGCCGGCTCCCCCTTCTAATTCCATTCTACGGTCTAGAAAATCATTATATATTGACATATATTATCCTCTACCTGTTTTAGTTGGGGGAGATGGGGTATTTGTTGGGTATGCTGCACCCACTCCGCCTTCATTATGTCCAAATGTATTGTACCCGCCACCTTGTCCACCGCCGACTAATGATCCATATCCAGCACTCAATGCTGCTAAGTATTGTTGTGTTCTATCAAGCGCACTGCCAATGCCACCTTCACTATGTCCAATTGCTTGAATAACTTCAGGAGCAGGAGGAGGCGGTGGGGGTACACCAATATCAGTAATTGTCGGTGCCTCACTAACTGTTGCCTGGATCACCATTGGTGGAATTATTGCTGCCGGGACGGGCGGTGGGGTTTCAACTATAGGAGGTGGCCCGGGTGGTATAACTGTACCAACTTGTGCCATTACTGCCGGGGTAGATAATGCAGGACTTACTGCGTTGGTCGCAAATATAGGATAATATGTTTTACTATTTGTTGGGCCGGGAACCGCATTATATAATGGCACTGTCAATGTTTCATAGCTATTGGGAAACATCTTTTTAACATCAAGCAAATCTGATAACGTCACAAGACCTGGGGTGTTGCAATTTAATGATACTAATATTTCAGCTAAATCAACACCTGTGATTATTAAAAATGCAGCATATGTTTTTTGTTGCTGCTCCTTGGTAACGTTTGTGTTACTTGAAATATTATCAATGTCAGTCGTTGTTAATCCAGTAGATAGTAAAGCAACTGACACCGATGCTGTGATAGCATTGTATTTCTTTAATGTTGCCAATAGATTAGATGGATAACCAAATGTCCATATAGTAGACAAATCTAGTGCTTTGCCTAAATTAATTAAATCTTTTCCAAATATTTGCGGTGATAAACTTACATTAGTTACATCTGCACTAATTAAGTCATTCATGTTACTATAAGTACCCTTTAAAAAATCTAATGAATTCTGTGCGGACATTATAGCTTTATTTGAATAATCAATGAATGATCCAGCAGATATAAATGATCCACAAAAATCATTATACATACTAGTTAATGCTAGTGTATTGTTGTAATTAAATTCATTATATGCTTGCCACGGGAATAATCTTACGTATCCCCAGCTAGCAACTTCCCCAGTGTACCCGGCTGCTGCCCAACTTGGACTGCCTGTGTATGTGTAAGTGGGGGGTGGACTATTACCTAATGCAGGAATTGTGCTGCTACCTATTGTTGTGATATTGGCATAAGTCCCTGCACTTACATTACCGTATGCTAAATTAATTGAATGCGTAATCCAATACAAATGGGTAGAGTTTACAACTGTTCCAGGAGTATAACTAGAAGCACTAGTACTAGAACCTACATAAGATGCGGTTGGTTTATTAATCCAAAAGCCTTTGCCTTGGACTAAACCACTCATTACATTTACGCCTAACGGGGTTTGTTTTCCTGTACTCATGGGCAAAAAATATCAGGACTACCTTGAACGATACTATGACCGCAAGTGTTTCCTGATCCTATTCTTAATACGGGACTTCCCTCTGCTATTACTGAAGGACTACCCTCAGTTGTAGTTGGAGCATCGTGCGGAGGATGTGGTTTTCCCCAGGGTGCATGTGGTGTTATTTGACTTACATGCAATCCTACAGGAATCCCGTTGGCAATGACCGTGCCGGCGCCACGTATAATTTGCCCGCCAGTTTGATTTGCATCACCCTTCCTACTCAATGCTGCCATATTATCCCATTACTATTTTCTTATCTGGTAATTTGATACCAGTAGTTGCTTCAATATACTTATCCTTGATGTTATCATCAGTATTTGCATAAAAAGCAATCGCACTAGTATTTAGCGTTACATTTCCACGCTGTTCTGCTGTAAACATGCTGGGAATCATCTGCATACCTTGTTGACTAGGGGCAATTGAGACCGGTTCTGTGATAATAACGTTAGTTTGACCTATTTCTAAAACTTTGGCAATCATTTCTTCGCCGCTGTTTAATTTGAATGTATATACTTTTCCTGTTTCCATTAGACACTTTCTGTTAATTTTTGTTTGAGTTCTGTAAACCCACCCACAAGTTCTCCGTCTAGGAAAATTTGTGGAACTGATCGGGCATTTGGAACTGCCTCTAATAATTCTTCTTT